ATATCTTTTGACCGTCTCTGTTGGTATATGAACCCGTCTGAATCCTGCCCGTGATAGCGATTTTTGTTCCCTGTTTGAAATACTTCTCTGCAAATTCGCCGTTTTTGCCAAATGCAACGCAGGAAATGAAATCCGCTGACTGCTGCCCGTCTCTTGCACCTCTGCGGTCGACTGCCAGTGTGTAACGTGCCACGCACATGGATTCTTGTGAACTGTTCTGCTGTGTATATCTGACATTCGGGTCTCTTGTAAGTCTCCCCATCAATATGACTTTATTCATTCGCCGTTTCCTCCCGTTCTCTCTGCATCACATATTCATTTTGCATTTTCTGCAATCTGACAAGTCCTTTTTTGAACTCAAGGTCGTCGCCATTCATGCAGACATCGAATATTTTCTCATAATCGACAATATGTGTCTTGATGAACTCTGCCTCTGCTGCCGTCCTGCTCTCATTGATGAACATTCCCTTGACTGCCTCTTTTATTATTTCACAATGGGTCTTTTCCTCCTCCGTCTGCGGAGGTGTGCTTGTAATCAAACAGTCATAGGCGTTGTCAATCGCTCCTGCAATCAGTTCTCTCCAACCTTTGCCCTTTTCCCCGATTAACTGGTTTTCAATGTCCTCGAATCGGTTTCCGTGTCCTGCTGCCACGATGCGGATGTCCTTTTTGCCCTTTGCTGCAATCAGAATCAAATCGTCATCGTATGCCTCCATGTAATAATCAAATTTCGCATCGAAATTCTCTCTCGGATTGATGATGATTTCCGGCTGACTGCTGCCCTCTGTCTTGATGCTCACTCCGATGTATTTTGCATCCTTGATTTTCGCATTGATAAATTCTGCCTTTAATGTGCTTTTGTTCATGCTGCTCCTCCATTCACTAATCTGTTGAGTAACTGTTCATACATGGTCTTGTATGTGTCTCTTTCTGTCTGCAATCTGATTGTCTCCTCTGATGATGCCGTGATTTCCGGCTTTTCATTTTCCTTTTCTTTCAACGCCTCCTGCATCGCTTGAATCTTCTTGCGATAATGGTCAATTTCCTCCTGCTGCTCTTTGATTGTCTCGTTGTATTTCTTCGATGTTTTCATGCTGCCGTCAAGCTGCAAGGAAATCATGAGAGCGATGTCAATGTTCTCCATCTCTTTGTCTGAACACTCCCCGATATACGTTCCGATGCGTTCTGTCGATACCGAATAGACCTGCTCACATAAAACGGTGCTTGGTCTGCCTGTCGACCTCACTGTCACATGTGTCGGGAGGTCTGTTTTCGGCTGCGTGGTCATATATACAACCTCAACGACATTGCTGTTCTCATTGTTCTTGTCATTGCTTACAACGACCGCCGGACGGTCGGAGTGCTGTTCGCTCCCGCTATACGACACCCCCCCTCTGCTGATATAGAACATTTCGCCTCTCTTGATGTTATTCATGTCATTTCCTCCAATTCTTCAAACTGTATTTGATGATATATACAAGCTGCATCAAATACGAGTGTTTCTGTTTATAACTCATTCTGTCTCCTCTATGCCTCGCCTAAACCGATAACGCACCAACCGTCTGACAGTCCGCTGCATGTGATGTCATCGTCTTTGCATGTGATTCTCATGTCTGCCGTCTCTCCGGTTGCTTTACCTGCTGCGAATACTACTAATTTGACGACATTTCCGACCTTGAATCCGTCGTCTTTTGTTATCATGTACGGTTTTCTATATTCTCCCGTGTATTCCTCGAATTTGTCCTGTGACACTCTGATTGTCTTTATTTCCTCCGGTGCTGTTGACGGGAGTTTCTGCATCTTCTCCTCCTGTTCCATCTCACGGAGTTTTTTCTTTGTCTCACGGTCGATTGCATCCTGCTCCTCTGAATATCTCTGTTCATCGGTCTTGTATGCCTCTGCACGGTTCTTGTACTGGTCGCATGAGGTACATGTTCCGGTCTTAACATTGCAAGTCTCATATTCGGTGCAGGAATAACAGAGAGATGTGATTCCCTCCGGATGCGGTGTTTCATAATCGTCGCCCGCTCTTGCCTCCGGAGGATTCATGCCGTTTTCTGCCGTGTCGGATTCTGACACCTGCTGTCCTGCTGCTTTCGCCTCTTTCATGTCTTTCACTTCTTTGTGTGTCAGTTCTCCGGTCTCTGAAAATTTCCCCAGTGTCTCACGCTGTTCATCCTCTGTCATTCCGCTCAATTCATAAGCTGCGGAGAATGTGAGGCGTTCTTTCTTGAGTTCCTCTTTCCATTCCGGAATCAGATTGTTATTGATTGCCTCAATCTGTGCAATCTTTGTTTTGCTCACATGCAGCATTGAGGAAATCACATCCCTCAATCGTCCGGATTGCAGGTCATATCCCTTGATTTTCTTTCCCGCTGCTTTCATACGCTCAAGAGATGCCTTGAGACGTGTTTCCTCCTCAATCATGTCGGAAATGGTCTTTGAACGGTATGAGTTAGCGATGATGATTTCAACCTGCTCCTCGTCATCGTCCTGCGGTGTGGTCAATTTACTGGTTGCAAGTTCAAAGTCTTTATATCCCTTTGATACGAGGTACTTGAGAGCCTCCCACCGTCTTTCACCTGCGACAATTCTGTATTCGCCTTTTTCGCACGGTGCATATACAAGTTCAAGGTTCTGTTTCAAACCGGACAGGAGGATGTCTCCTGCCAGTTCTTCGATGTCTGCAACGCTATAAAAATTCATGTCATTGCGGTACATCTTGAAAATCGAAATGTCCTTTGTGCGGAATCTCGCTCTCGGAGATTCGTCAATCCCTGCTTTGCTGTTCTTGTTGAGTGCGTCTTTCACACTGAATCCTGCTGCCATCTGTTCACCCTCCTGTCATTACTCTGTGAGTTTCTGTTTTTTTGTCTCGGTACGTTCGACGTTGATTTCGCCCTTGCTGTTCTGCGAAATAGAGGCTTTCACGCCTCCACGGAGGTTCAACGTGACCTTTGCCAGTCCTCCGGTGTAAATCTCCTCAACTGCTGCCTTGAGAATCTTCACAATTCCCTCTCCGCATCTCTTGTCCGGTGCTGCTGCCTCTCCGAACAATGCAGCGACGTTCTGCATCGCCTTTTCTTTCCTCTGTTTCTCTTTCTGATATTCGACCGCATCTGTGCAGTTACATGTCATTGTTGCCTGTTCCTCTGCCTGTGCTGCTGTCAGTTCTTCGTCTGCCTCAATCTGTGTCATTTGACCGCAGAATCTGCATTTTGCTGTTTTCACAATATTTCCCATGTGCTTTCCTCTCTTTCCGGTCTCATGCGACCTCATGCAAAATAATTTTTCTGAATATGCTCTCGAATATTGGAACGGCGATGCTGTTTCCTGCTTGGTCATATAATGCTTTGTAATATTTCCCGTTTCTTTCCTGCACCGCTTTCGCCCTGTCGAAATCCTCGTCCGTGTACCCCATCAACCGCCAACATTCACGCTCGGTCAAATAACGATAGCGTCCATCGCCTCGGTCGATGACCTGTGCAGGTGTCCGGTCTTGTCTCGTTGTGATGGTATATGCACAATCTTTGATAACCGTTGCCCTGCGGATGCCTTTTTCTCCGATACATGCAAGGACGGACGGTTGTGTCACATCGTAAACATCCGGAACACTTACATCATCCTCAAGAAACTCCTGCAAATTACGCATCGGCGTTCTTATGAGGTCATCAAATTCAAATTTTTCTCCATTCAGAACAGAAACCGTGAACACCCGCTCTCTCGCCTGTGGCAATCCGAACTCTCTTGCATCCAGTACCTCAAAATTGTTCGTATATCCCAACCGCTCCATTTCAACCATGTATCTGTCAAAATTCGGTCTCATGTACTTTGATTTCACGTTCTTCACGTTTTCCCATATCACATAACGAGGTCGCCATTCGCCCATATTCTCAATGATGTGTATTGTCTCCCACATGAGAGAGGAACGTGTTCCGCTCCCCTCGTCTGAACCTTTGCCTCGGTTGATTCTGCCCTCTCCTGTCGCTTTTCCTTGATGTCCTGCAATGCTCATGTCTTGGCAAGGTGAGCCATGAATCAGAATGTCCGGTTTTAGATTCCATCCGACAACCGTTTGTGTTTTATATGCCAGTTCCTCACGGAACATCGAATTGTACGAACGCACCGCCTTTTCATTGATTTCCACATAGTCGATTGCTTTCGTTGGAATGTTCAAATTTCTCAAGGCACATCGAGGCGACCCAATCCCTCCGAATAACTCAAGGATTTGTATTGTCTCGTTTTCCATGCCTTACCCCTCCATTTCCTTTAGCAGCTCATGCACAACGCACCTGTAATCTTGAGACACGATTCCACGCTTTGAAAATTTCGGGAGTGGTATCATTGCCGTTGTTGATTTCTCTGCAACAATGGAACGGCGAACTGGAGTGACAAAAATGTCAAATCCGGAATCTGCTTTCAACCACTCCTCAACCTCAAGAGAAGTCTTGTTTTTCTGTCGCATGGTCATGAGTGCCTTGATTCTCAAATCCGGATTGATGTCTCTCAAATCCTCAATCTGCTCCTCAAGGTTCTGCAATGCCTCGATTTCATATCCTCCAACCTTTACGGGTGCAATGATTAACTCTGCCGATATGAGGATATTGATGACCACCATGTCAAGCAGTCGACCACAATCACAAATGCAATAATCGTATGCGTCTGCTACCTCCTCCAACGCCTCACGCAATCGTGTGACTTGATTGTCCTCTGACTTGAGTAGCAAATTCATGTCCGTTTTCATGAGATAGCCGTTCGCCGGAATGATGTCAACGTGTGAGTATTCCGTCGGGCGAATCAAATCACCCGTTTTGTATGTACCGCCGACACATTCATGTTTCTCAAGCAGCTCACTCATTCCGATTCCGTCCGGTTCAAATACCCCGAACGTCTTTGATGTATCGCCCTGCGGGTCTCCGTCTAACACAAGCACTCTCTTTCCCTGCTCCTCGCCCAACATATAGGCGATTGAATCGGATGTCGTCGTTTTTCCGATTCCTCCCTTTGGTGACATTACCGCAATAATTCTCATGTTGTTTCCTCCTGTTATCCTGTTATATTTTTTAGTCCATAAATTCGGACGCTATATCGACCGCAACTGCTGCCACGAATAAAATCACCGCAAGAAATACCATCGCAAGCATGACAACCGCTACAATACCTAACGCAATCAATACTTTCATCGCTTTTCTCCTCAATTCTTGATTTTCCCGTCCTTGAGGATGCTGTTGTTCGGGATGCTCATGTTCAGATTTCTCTCCATGTGTACCGCATCCGACAAATTCAGATATTCCTCAATGACCTTGATTGCCTCCTCTGCCGAATAGCAGGTTGCAACAAAATGTCCGGCTGCTGCCATATCCGCAAGGAACTCTTTTTGTGTGTCCTGCTGCCTGTTATTCCCGAATTTCATTTCTACAAATAACCCGCAGTATGAGCCTTTCGGGTACGGGAGGCACAAATCAGAAACGCCCGCCTTGACACCCATCTGTTTGAATTTGACTGCCTCCTGTTTGTTTCGACTGCCTCCGTTTGGCACATGGAACAACCACTTTAATTCCGGATAACGGTTCATGTTCCATCCCGCCCATGACACGACGTTGATTTGCTCCGTGTCCTCACTTCTCTTTGCATATCTCATATTCATTCGCTTTCGCCTCCTCTTTGCACATGTCATAATATTCGCAGAACAGACATACATGTTTGCAGTCCTTGACCTTGAGCATGTGTCTGATTCTTTCAATGATTTCTCCTGCCCTCACCTGTCCTGCTCCTCCATTTCTAAAATCATATAGGCATGAATAAAAATGGTTTTCTTTTTCCTGCCGAACTCGTCACGCCCTCCAGACTGTTCCTGCATCCCTGTAATGCTTTTCTTTGCCTCCCACCATCGGCGGGTCTTTCCCTCTCTCGGAATCGGCTTGAAATACACCTTGACCGTGCTTTTCGTGATTGCAAACTGTTCTTTGCTGATTTGCAGGATGTCATCGAATCCCGCTGCCTTGACTGCTGCCTCGGCTTTTCTGAAATACCTGTCTTTTGATTCCGGTCGCCAGTCAAAACTCATTTCCCGACCACCTCCTCAATCTCTTTCATTCTCTGCATGATTGCACTGTTGTATGAATAGACATACACGCCATTGCTCCACAAATGTTCCCTCGCACCCTTTTCACCGTAGTTGTACGCTGCAAGTGCATCCTGCACCGTGCCGTATTTCTTGAGCAGGTACGACAGGAAATCAATCCCGACCCTCACATTTTGATATGGGTTCATGAGGTCAGTGCAGCTTAACCGTTTCATCCGGTCAGTGTGCCATTTCTCATATATCTGCATATATCCCTTTGACTGCCCGCCGTCTCCGACCTTGTCAAATTCATATCCGGATTCATGCTCGATGATTGCCACTACAAGGGCATAGGGAACGTCATTTTGCTTGCATAGACATCTTGTGTATATCTGCATTTTCTCCGGAAAATAACCTTTATCCGCATACTGTTCCGGTAACTTATAAAGCACGAATCCCTCAAGGTCATCGCTCCCCCAGTCCTCGGACATACCATCGAAAACCTTGTATTTGCTTTCGGTCTCCTCTGCTGTCTGCACGATTGTTTCCGGATTCTGTACCATTTCCGCATGTGTCGTCTCCGGCTGCTCCTCCTCGGTCTGCTCCGGCTCTTTGATATTCACTATCATCAAGCACAACACCGTCATCAATACCGCAATCATTGTCAAATGGAACGCATCACGTCGTCCTGCATGTCTTGCCCGTCTTTTCCGTCTTTTCACTTTGTAGCCTCCTTTTCCTCATTCGTGCATGTATGTAAAACATGCAGTTAAAATCGTTATAGTACACATTTGCGTTCGTGAAATCCATGTCCGGATACCACTTTTTTAATATCTCCGGTATTGAATCCCTATCTTTGACCATACCGTCAACAAATGACCCTATTTTTTTATAGCTGCCTCCTGCTGCCGGACGTTTGGAGTGTACGACCTTGATTCGTGGGTCTCTCAATCCCTGTGAACTGTTCCATCTCTTTTCCGACGGAACACGGTTCTTTTCTTCGACGATATAGTTCGCCATACCGGACAGACCGTTTTCATCTGTCTGTAACCTGCGAACCTCATTCCTGCTTGACTGTTTCCAACAGGATTCAACTGTCTCCATGTCTAACGCACCATCCATGACAATGTGATGATGCCATCTGATTTCCGCATCCGGATTGTATGCGGTCACATAGACATATTTTGCGTTCGGGAGACCTCTCTTTTTCCTCTGATAGTTGATGCGTCGGATGTACTTTTGCACATTCTTGATTGCTGCATCAACATCCCCGTCCGGTGGGAGGTGTGCGTCATCATAGGTCAATGTCATCCAAATATCACGGTCACTGAAATTCTCGTTGATTAACCTCTCAACGTATTTCCTTGCGTTCTTGTCATTCAGATTCTTTTGAGCCTTGTTGTTGTCTTTCTTGATTGTCCTCCCCTCCGGAGGTACTTCATCCATACTCCGGAACTGCGGATATATCTCAATTTCAAACTGGTCTCCTGCTGTTATCTCTTTAAGTGCATATATCACTTTCTTTCGATGTTGGAACAGGTTCTCAATGAACCATTCGTGCATGTCCTCCATCGCTTTGTTATATGCTGCCTCATAATCATACGGGATAAACTGCATCCCTCTTTTTCTTGCCATCTGACACAATCCTCCTGTTATGTTTTCGTAGACTTGTTAGTATCTATTACAAGGACGACAAAACCTCCGAAAGCCTTTGTTTTTCCGACCTTTCCGGTCGTTTTTTGAGTTGCTTTTTTGTGTCAGATTTGCTATAATATTTCTAGTGAATTTCAAGTCTGACACGACTTGCACCGGACATCTGCTCGCAACGGATGTCCTTTTTCTTTACTCAAAATCATAGTCGAATATTCTCTCGTCTCCGGAGAGAACAATGTCTCCGTGTTTTATGTATGCCTTGCATTTGAAAAATGTCTCTGAATGGTCGTGTGATTCCTCAACCTCCTTTTCATCAAGTTCCAACTCAATGACGCTCATTTGTCTCATTCCTCTAATCACAAGAAACTTGCAAGCGTCAATCGGGTCTTTGCACATATAGACAACGCCATCCCACGACTTTTTGAGAACGCCCTCGGCGTATATCTTCATCATTGTTTCTTTTGGTGCTGCATGATAAAATCTCATTTTCTCACTCCTTTGCTGTTGTCTTTTATACGGTCGCAACCGCAAGTTCTCTTTTCTTGTCGCATCTTCCTCCTCTGCTCTTATCACAAGGACGACCACTGCAATGGTTGTCCTTTTTCTTTGCTCTCATGCTCCTGCTATGTACTGCCCCGCCGTTATGACGGGGCGTTTTCATTAAACGGCTGCAACCGCCTCTTTCTGTTCCCATCTGCGACGCTCCTCTGCTTTTCCTGCTGCCTTACCCTCGGCATACGCAGACATCACCATAATGGTCATTGACTTTCCCTCAAGGTCGTCAATATTCATGAATTTTTCTGCCATGCTCTCAATCACTGCCTTTTTCTCGTTTCTCGTCATTTTTCAACACCTCCTCGGATTCGCTCAATCTCTTTTTCTATGTTCTTTCCGGAATAATCTGCAAGCAGTTTTTCCGAAATGTGATACGTCCAAATTGAGGACATCTGCACCGCCGTTCCTATCGGGAGTTTTCCCTGCTGCATTGCTACCCTCACGAATTGCGGTGACACATTGAGGATTGCTGCTGCCTCTGTCGGCAATATTCGTCCTATATCCATCCTGTTTCCTCCTGTTGGTGGTTCTCTCGGTCTTTTCATCCCGTCCACCTCTTTTCCGGCAATGTACACCGTGTTGATGCTTTTCACATTAAAAATCATCGAAAACCTGTTGACCATCCACGCACTTTTTAGCAGGTGCGACCGCTGCCATGTTTCCCACGGTATCGCTGTACGATGTCTTTCGGCTTGCCATCGTCAGAGTGTCGGTTGCCATCCGGACACTGACGGGGCGACTGCTGCCCCGTTTCGGCTTTAATAAAAAGAATCTTTCTCCATTTCGTCGTCAACTTCTTTCGGTATCGGGATAGGCTCGAAATCATCGTTTTTCCCCTCCCAATAATCAAATAATTGTTGTATGTACTGATTCAACTCCTCTACTCTGCACATTTTTGCACCTCCTGTTCTTATTCGTTCACTATGTTCTGTATTCCTGCCATTGCTAACGCAAGAGTTGTCTTTCCTCCGTTTGCCTCTTTTCCTCTCCTCATTAACGCACTATGTATTTCAGACGGTAGATTTTTTGTTCCTGTTAAAACTGCGATGCATTCGTCGTATTCAAGAATGTTTATCAGTTCGAGAGCCTCTTTTACTGTGTTTAATTTGTCTATTGATTTGTTTACTAAGTCCTGTCGTGTCATTGTTTTGTACCTCCTGTGTTCTTTGTAAGAACAGTATAATTCTTTGAAAGAACATTGTCAACACTTTTTTGTTCTTTGAAAGAACTTTTTTATTGATTTTTGTCTCTTTCGGTGTTATGCTTTAGAAAATAGAGGAGGTGATTTCACATGACACAAGGCGAACGAATCAGAGAAGTGCGAAAAACACTTGGTCTCACCCTTGAAAAATTCGGTGAGAAAATAGGAATGAAAAAGAACTCTGTCAGTCAAATTGAAAACGGAAAAAACTCCGTTACTGAACAGGTTGTCAAATCAATCTGCCGTGAATTTAATGTTGATTATATATGGTTGACTACTGGTGACGGTGAGATGTTCGTTGATACTGACGACGATTTCATCGAAAGAATTGACCGCATCATGGCAGGTGAGGACGATGCCCGCAAGAATCTTTTCAAGGCATTACTTGAGGCAAGTGACGAGGACATCGCAGCATTTCAAAGAATCATAGATTTATTTGCATCAAAAAAAGACTGACAGTCTTTCAACTGCCAGTCTCATGGGTGTAGAGATACAACACGAATTTGTATATCCTCTTGAGGATGCGTTCGTTTCGTATCTTTCCGACTATTTCGACAATAGCCTCTTTGTAATTCAAGGGAGACACCACCCCCTTTCCGAATTGCATTGTATCATATATTTCCATGATTGTGGAAATATCGAGGTTGATTTCCATAATTGTGGAAATCGTTCCTCCTGCTGCCGGAATCCCGCTGCATTATGGTACAATTATTTGTATTCGGATTCAAACAGGTCGGTGATGTTCACGCCTAATGCAATCGCTATCATTTCAAGTTGAAACAATGTCGGCGACACCTTACCGTTTTCGATGTTGTTTATCGTAGATTTTCCGATTCCGGATTTCTTCGATAACTCCATCAATGTGAACCCTTTTGAGGTTCTCACTTCCCACACAAGGATTTTCATTCTGCTCACCTCCTCTCTTGAGGAAAGTTTACAGAATGTTGATTTTATAGAAATGGAGGTGTGTTCATGAAATACGGTGTCAGAAAGCCAAACATCAAGAAAAGCATCAAGGCAAGAACAACAGGAAAAGTCAAACGGCAGGTCAAAAAGGCGGTCAATCCCCTTTATGGTAAAAAGGGAATGGGAATCGTCAACGACCCGAAAAAGGCAGCATACAACGCAGTGTATAACAGAACTACCGTCGGCGTGTCCGACATTGCAAAAGGATTGACGGCTGCAAACGGAAATCCTGCTGCATCCAGTTCAACAAATACACCGCAGAAAAAGGAATACTCTGCAAATACATACAGTGTTTGCGGAATCCTCATGATTGTTCTCGGTGCTGTCCTTGCACTTTTAGGATTGATTCTATTGCTTGCTGTTCCGGTTGCCGGAATAATTGCTGTTGTGGTCGGTGTCGCATGTGTTGTCATCGGTCGCAAGTATAGAAAAGTCGCAAAAGAACGCCGTGCAAATGAATAATGCACAATAAAAAAAGACGACCCACACTGCAATGTGAATCGCCTTTGTGAAACCTCCGTCTCATGCTCCTGCAAAAAGCACTGACAGAATGTTCCCGCAAACACCATTCTATCATAAAACCGTGCTTTTTGCATTGGTTTTATTTTTTATACTCTTTTTTAGGATGGTGATTTTATGAAACTACCGAACGGATTCGGAACGGTTTACAAATTATCGGGAAATCGCCGGAATCCTTATGTCGCCAAAAAGACAAAAGGATGGGAAATTGACCCGAAAACAGGTAAATCAAAACAATTATATACGGTCGTCGGATATTACCCGACCCGCAAAGAGGCATTGACCGCACTTGCGGAGTTCAATGCAAATCCTTATGATGTGAATGCTGCAAAGGTTACATTCGAGGATGTATATGAGCGATGGTCTGATGAACATTTTCCGACTGTCAGTGATTCCAACGTCAAAGGCTACCGTGCAGCATGGGCGTTATGTGATAAACTTGCACGGATGCGTTTTGTTGATGTAAAACTCGACCACCTGCAAATGGTCGTTGATGAATCCGGCAAAAATTATCCTACACTCCGGAAATTAAAAATATTATTCGGTCTGATGTACAAATACGCTGTGATTCATGAGATTATTCCAAAAGAACGAAACCTTGTCGAATACCTCGACATTAAAAAGGCGGGCAATCCCAACGCATACAACCGTGAACCGTTCTCAAAAACAGAGGTTGCGAAATTATGGGATGTCAAGGATTCAAATATATATTATACCGTCATCCTCATGTTGATATATACCGGATGCAGAATCGGCGAACTCCTCGACCTCAAGAAAGAAAATGTGAACCTTGAGGAAAGATATTTCAAGATTGTCGTCTCGAAAACTGCTGCCGGAATCCGTACTGCTCCAATCTCCGAAAAGGTTTATCCGTTCTTTGAATACTGGTACAACCTCAATGATTGTGAATATCTCCTCTCTACTCCGGAGGGTGAACATTTCAAATACCGGAATTATTATGATTCGTACTGGTCGCCACTTATTGAGACCCTCGGAATGAAACACCGCCCTCACGATACCCGTCACACATGCATTTCCATGTTGACGGTTGCCGGAGTGTCAGACAAGGTCATCAAGAAAATTGTCGGTCATAAAGGGCAGGGCGTGACAGAGGTCGTATATACACATTTTGAAATCGAGGAACTGATTGACGCTATCAACAAAATATAGAGGTGTGCCGTGAATAGAACTGAATACAAAAACAATTTCGGGCGTGAGCATTACGAACGAATCAATCTCGTTGTACCTAAAGGCATGAAAGACATCATCAAGGCTCTTGCATCCAGTAAAGGGATGTCGGTCAATGCGTACATGCAAGACCTTGTCAGAAAAGACCAATGCGGTTTATTTGATACAATGCAGATTGCAGAAAAGAACAGAGAAATGATTTCCGGAATCACCGGAAACATGCACGACGGATATGACATCATTTTCAAGGACGGTCATTCCTGCCATTGCCGGACGAAAAAGGATGTCCGGTCATGCATCATTGAATACTGCAACGAAAAGGGCGATTGATTCGTCCTTTTTTTATTGCAAAATGTGTCTTACATAAGACTTGTAATGTCTTACACAAGACAAGGTTTTCCGTGTTAGTTACCTGTTAGTTATGTGTTAGTTACCGTTGAAATTTCGTGTGTTTTTGTGGTGTCTGATAGATTTATCGGAATATAAAGAAATCCCCGAAAACTCGATGTTTTCGGGGAAATTTGCTCTTTTCTGATATTCGTTTGAATTATCTCTTTGAGAACTGTGGAGCACGACGTGCAGCCTTGAGACCGTATTTCTT